AAAATGAAGGAATCTTATAAAGCAGGTGATAAAGAGAAAGGGGCTCAATACCACTTACTACAACATACAATGAAGATCTTGTTGAACTCGTTGTATGGTGCTACTGCTTTGGGGGGTTTCCGTTATGGTAATGTTATTTTAAGTGAGAGTATTACATTGTCCGGTCAACGTATTATCCAAGAATCGGCCTTGTTTGCTAACACACATATGAACAAAGTAATGAAGGGAGAAATAACCTTATGATATCAAAACAATCAATTAGAAACGGAGTCACTGTATTTTGTGATGGAGAGAAATTAAATAAAGATCAATTAATTAATCTTACTTTAAACTGGTCAGATAAAGAAACCTCTTTATTAAAGAAAATGCTAAAGCAAGGAGGTACTTTTAAGATTAAAGGTAAAAAATTCACTATTTTTGCTCTAGAAACCATTTATAATTCTAAAGGAGAAGAAGAACAACCTTTAGAAGTATTTGATGAAGAATGAAGACACAAAGAACCCTAGATTTACATGGTGTTAAACATGAAGATGTTGAACATAGATTAGAACAATTTTTCTTTTGGGACTCAACTGCATTTAAACCTACTAAAATTATTACGGGAAATTCAATTCCTATGAAAGACATTGTTACTAAATGGCTTGATGGGTATGATTTTAAGTATTATATTCCCTTAAATAATCCCGGAGAAATCCAAGTAGTAGAATGATTCATTTAGAAGGAACACCTTGGTTCATCTGTAAAGAAGATGATAGAAATTTCTGTGCTTACGTTGACACAGATTCTAATTACTATAACGCTGAACCTTTACTAAAACATCTTTATCCTAATTTTGATAAGATGTCTGAAGCAGAGCGAGATGAAGCATTAGAAAAAATTGCCCTTAAATACCAAGATTTAATTACTGGGTATTATCAACAAATGGCTGAAGAGGTGTTTAATATTAAAGAACACCGATTTGAAATGAAAACTGAAGCAGTTATTCGTTCAGCCTACTTTAGAGCTACTCGTAGGTACGCTCAATGGATCACTAAAAAAGAGGGTGTTACTAAAGAAGAATTAGATATTAAGGGACTAGAATTCATGAAAGCTAATTTTCCTCCAGTATTCGGTAAATTTTTTAACTCAATTCTAGAAAAAGTACTAAAAGGATCTGATCAGAAAGAAATTGATAAATTACTTTTAGATTTTAAAAATTATATCCTTTCTAAAGATTTAGATATTGCTATTTTAGGTAATCCTACTTCAGTTAAAACTTTAGATAAATACATTGAACGTAAAGCTAAAAAAGGTGAAATGTTCTCTGCTATTAAACAAGGAGCACCTGCTTCAGTTAAAGCAGCTATTAAATATAATGATTTATTATCATTTTGGGGTTTAGATAAACAACATTCTCGTATTGTACAAGGCGATAAAGTTAAATGGATTTATTTAAAAGATAATCCTTATAAAATAGAAGCATTAGCATTTCTTGATTTCGATATGCCTGATAAAATAAAAGATCTTTTAGATAAATACGCAAATAAAAATAAATCTTTTGAATCTATCCTTGAAAGTAAATTAGAAGGTTTTTATCATGATTTAGGTTGGAGTTTAAACCTTAATCCTTACATTACAATGTTTTTTAATATATAATAATATGGCAAAAGTTTACGGAATAGGATTCCCATTTCACAACCATTCAGCGGTTTATATCGAAGATGGTAAAATTAAATACGCAGTAGAGGATGACAAAATGATGCGTACTAAAACCCCTTGGATTTGGGGTTGGGCCTCTCATACTTCTTTAAATGCTATTGAAGATGCTACTGGTGTTTCAATTGAAGATGCTGACTATGTTGCTATCGGAGATTTTAATTTAGTTCATTCTTATTATAATGGTTTTAATCGTGGTGAACATAATGAAAAATATAAAGCAGATTTAGTTAAAACCCTTAAAAGACTTAAAAAATCTAATGCTAAAATTAAGTATTATACCCACCACGATTGCCATGCTGCTTCAACCTATTACCTATCAGGCTTCAATAAAGCTTTAGTAGTAACACTAGATGGTGGTAATGGAGAACATGAATTAGGAACTATACAATTAGGTAATGGTTTAGAAATGCATCGTGTTCATACTTTAGATATGCACGTTAATGCTAATTCATTAGCTACTATTTGGTATTATTCTTGTCCTAAATTTGGTTTTGTAGGAAACAAAGATGAAGGTAAAATCATGGGTATGGCTGGTCATGGTGTTTACCATGAACGTCTTTATAAAGGATTTAAATCTTTATTAAGTTACAATAAAGGTTATTTAACTTTTTCTCCTAATAGTCATGATTACATTTATGAATGGTTCTTTAACGAATTAGAAAAAGAAGGATGGTTTGCAACTGACCAAGGTAAAGCTGATGTTGCTTATGCTATGCAACAACATTTAGAAGAAAATATAGTTGCTTACCTTACAGATATAGCTCAAAAATATCCAGATTATAAAAATATTTGCTTTGCAGGTGGTTTATTTGCTAATGTTAAAATGAATCAAGTAATAAACGAAATGGGGTGCTTCGATAATATTTTTGTTACACCTGGAATGGGTGATGAAGGTATTGCTATGGGAGCAGCTATCTTAGCCTCTATTGAATCAGGTGATTGGAAACCATATAAACTAGAAAACGCATTTTTAGGTTTTTCTTACAACCAGGATCAGGTTGAAGCAGAAGCTTCTCAACATAAAGGATTAGCTAAAATGGATTTTGATTACAAAACAATAGCTAAACTTCTCCATGAAGGTAAAGTTTTAGGTTTATACCAAGGCCGATTTGAATTTGGCCCTAGAGCCTTAGGTTCTAGATCTATTATGGTTCGTGCCACAGATTCAGGGACTCATGAAATGTTAAATGAACGTTTAAAGCGAAATGAAATTATGCCATTTGCACCTTTTGTATTAGGTGAAGAAGCACATAACATATTTAATATTGACGGATCTGAACATACATCTGAATTTATGACTATCTGTTACACATGTAAAGATGAATGGGTAGAAAAAATCCCAGCAGTAATTCACAGAGTAGATAATACAGGAAGACCTCAATTAGTATACGAACATAATAATCCTGTATTTTTTAATGTATTAAAAGAATATCAAAAACTTTCAGGAATTCCTGTGTTGTTAAATACTTCATTTAATGCTCATGGAGAACCAATTAATGTTTATCCTGATCAAGTATTTAAACATTTAGTAGATGATGTTATAGACTATTTAGTTACCGAATTTGCAATATATTATAAAGAAGAAAAAAATGAAATCGAAATTAACAGTTAATTTTAATGGTACTAAAGAAGGGATTGCTCTTAGTGTTAAGTGTGACCCTGGTAAAACTTTATATATTTTAGCTTTAAGTAAAAGAGGTAATCTTTGGGGGTATTCTGGTGCTTATTCTTTAAGCAACGACGAAGTAGCTTGGTATGGTCCTTTATGGTATCGACCAACTAAGTTCCAAGTCTATGAAATGATTAATGGTGAAGTTATTCAAATAGATGAAATAACTAACGAAAGATATGGCACAACAACTAATTTCTATCTACTCTCGGGCATGTCTATTGAAACTCATTTTATTTGGTGTAATACTATTAAAGAATACTCAGAAAAATTTAATTGTAAAGCACAAATTGAATCAGATTATGCCGACGTTTTAGCAAGTAGTTTCCCTGAATTACATTTTTATACAGAAATGCCTAAAGTTGCTTTAAGATCTAATTATATAGGATATAATATCTGTAAAGATTTAAGTGAACCCGATAGAACTGATTTTATGACCCATAAATCAGATATCCAATACTATAACTGGTGGCATCCAAGACCTCCTCATACCTTGAGTGATAAAGAAATTATAAGAGATATTATTTTTGGTCCTGATATTTTAGATCCAATTTATGATCTTACAAGATCACCTGAAGAGACTATTAATGGTTTGTTTATTATTGATGAACAATTAGAAAATTTATGATTAATAAAAGTGAACTCCAATCAATTATTTCAAAATATTTTTTGGGTGGTCTTAATGAAGCTGTTAGGTGGGAAGTAAGTGACCAAAAACTAAATATTAGTTTTAAATCACCTAATAAGGAAATGATTGGTAAAATACTCCATAAAAATTTCCCTTTAAATGATTGTGAAATTGGCATAACTGACACCAGCAAACTTAATAAATTATTAGCTGTAACGACAGGTTTAATTGAATTAAAATTAGATTCTATAAATAAAGTATTTACTAAACTTTCATTTTCAGATACTAATTATACATTACACTATCCATTAGGTGACATTTTACTTAACCAGTTTAAAAAATTAAACGAACCTACTGATAATTTCACATTTGAAATTAATTGTGAATTAACCAAAGAAATAGTAGACAACATTGTTAGAGCTAAATCAGCTATTGATAGTGATAATGTTATTTTTAATGTAGGTAGAAATTTTGATGGTGAAGCCGTATTAGAATTAATCTTTGGAGACAATTCAGAGCATTCTAATAAAATTAATTACATAATTCAAGATGTTTCTTTATCAAATGGTACTATGGATTTTGTAATTCCATTTAATTCTGATATTCTTAAAACTATATTAAGTAATAATAAAGATTTTGAAACAGCTCACATGAGTTTAAATACCCAAGGGTTGTTAAAATTAAAATTTGAAAATGAAAATATTGAAAGTACTTACTTTTTAGTAAGAAAGGCAGATCTTTAATATTTATAAAAGACCTCGTACTTTAGCTTGCTTGGTATTGGGTCTTTTCGTATCTTCGGTTATAATTAAAAAGTTTATGAGTGACAACCAAAAACCGACAGGAATCCGGTACATTAAAGATCCTGCTCTCGAACCTTATTTTATACAATTAGATGACTACTGCTATGCAGTGCAAGAAATAATTGTAGCTCAAGAAAGTGGTAAAGAATATCAAAACACTTTAGGGTTTTACTCTGATTTTGGTAGTTGTTTAAAGGCAATTGCTAAAAGTGAAGTTAAAAAAGGTAGTTACGAAAGTGTAAAAGAATTCATTAAAGAATATAATAAAATAATTGATAGATTAAGTAAACTAACAGAGTTATGAAATTAGAAGCCCTATTTAATGCCATTATAGTAAAACCAGTTGAACTAGAGGAAACTCTTTATGGTAATATTATTGTACCTGATTTAGGTAGTGAAAGAAACAAAACAGCAGAAGTTATTTCTGTTGGACCTGGTTTTGAATCAGGTTATGGTAAATTTGTTAAAACAATCCTTGAAGTAGGAGATATTGTTGTATTACCTGCTCTAGGATTTACCAAATTTGAGTATGAAGGTGAAGAATACTGGATTGGTAAAGAAAATGATATTTTAGCAAAAATTAATAAATAAAAAATGAGTAAAGTTATAGAATTCGGGCCAGACGCTCGTAAACAATTAGTTTCAGGTATTGATAAATTAGCAGATGCAGTTGTAGCTACTTTAGGACCAAATGGTCGTAACGTAGTTATTGTAAATGATCAAGGTCAAGTACAATCTACTAAAGATGGTGTAACTGTCGCTAAATCTATTTCTCTTTCGAATAATGTAGAAGAAGTAGGTGTTAAAATGGTAAAACAAGCAGCTATTAAAACTGCTGATTACGCTGGTGATGGTACTACTACCTCTACTTTGTTGGCTCGTGAAATGGTTAAAGCGGGTCTAAATCACTTGAATAATGGTGCTAATGCTGTAGAAATTAAGCGTGGCATTGATGCTGCTGTAAAACAAGTAACAGAAGCACTTCGTACCCAAATCAAAGAAGAAATTTCAAGCGAAGAACAACTTGAACAAATTGCTACTATCTCAGCAAATAATGATCCTGAAGTAGGTAAATTAATTTCAACTGCTTTAAATAAAGTTGGTCGTGAAGGTGTAGTTTCAATTGAAGAGTCTAAATCAGGTGAAACTGCTTTAGAAATGGTTGAAGGTATGCAATTTGAAAGAGGTTATAAATCTCACTATTTTGTTACTAACAATTCAAACATGACTGCTTATTTAGAAAATCCTTATATTCTAATAGCAGATAAGCGTTTTACTCAAATCAATGATTTGCTTCCCATTTTGCAAGCAGTTTCTAGCCAAAGCCGTCCTTTGCTAATTATTGCTGAAGATATTGAAGGTGAAGCACTGGCTACTCTTATTGTTAATAAAACAAGAGGTATTATTAAAGTAGCAGCAGTTAAAGCACCAGATTTTGGTGAGCGTCGTAAACTACTACTTGAAGATATTGCTATCTTAACTGGTGGTCAAGTATTTAGTACTGAAAAAGGTATGAAACTTGATAAATTTAGCTGGGAATGGTTAGGTTCAGCTCGTTTGGTTACAATTACTAAAGATCATACAACTATTGTTGATGGTAAAGGTAAAGAGGAAGCAATTCAAGCACGAGTTGAAGAATTACAACAACAAATTGAAACTGCTAGTTCAATGTTTGAACAAGAAAAGCTTCAAGAACGTTTAGCTAAATTTGTTGGTGGTGTTGCTATTGTCTATGTAGGTGGTAATACTGAAACCGAAATTAAAGAAAAGAAAGATAGAGTAGAAGATGCTCTTTACGCAACTAAAGCTGCTATTGAAGAAGGAATCGTAGCAGGTGGTGGTTCTGCTTTACTATTTGCTCGTGAAGCAATTACTTACCCTAAAGAAGATAGTGATGCTGTTCGAATTGGTAAACAAATTGTTTATCGATCTTGTGGTAAACCATTTGAACAAATCCTGTTAAATGCTGGCTACACCCAAAACGATATGTACCCAATTATTAATGAAATTGGTGATCAAGGTGAAATTGGAACTAAACCATGGTTTGGTTTTAATATCAAAGAAGAAGTTATCGTTAACATGAAAGAAGCAGGTATTATTGACCCAGCTAAAGTAACTCGAACTGCACTTGAAAACGCAGCTTCAGTAGCAGGTACTATTTTACTTACAGAATGTGTAGTTGTTGATGATCCTGAAGAAAAGAAGGGTAATGACAACGATTTTGGAGGAATGGGAGGTATGTTTTAACTTTTAAGTATGAAAGAACATACTTTACTTGTTGAGAAGTACCGAAGTAAAACCCTTAATGAATATGTAGGAAATGAAAATGTTAAACTGACAATTTCTAAATATTTAGAACAGAATGACATTCAAAACCTAATATTCTATGGACCAGCTGGAACTGGCAAAACTACTCTTGCTAAGCTCATCGTTAATAACCTTAATTGTGACTATCTTTACATCAATGCCTCAGACGAAAGAGGAATTGAAACAATTAGGGACAAAGTGTCCAGTTTTGCTTCGGTTGCTTCGTTCAAACCACTTAAAGTAATTATTTTAGATGAGGCTGACTTTTTAACAATTCAAGCTCAAGCCTCTCTAAGAAGTGTTATTGAAACTTTTTCACGAAGTACTCGTTTTATTTTAACTTGTAACTTTGTTGAACGTATCATTGACCCTCTTCAATCACGTTGTCAGGTACTTAAAATTGTACCTCCTTCAATGAAAGAAGTAGCAGCTCATATAGCAGGTATTTTAGATAAAGAAGGAGTTGAATGGACTAAAGAAACACTAGGCCCTATTGTCAAACAATACTACCCAGACATCCGTAAAATTTTAGGTACTGCTCAATTATCTACTATTGATAATAAAATAGTACTTGATAAGTCAATACTTGTATCGAACAACTACGTTGAGCAAGTTATAAACGAGCTTAAAACCGGTAAAAACTGGAAAAATATTCGCCAGATAATTACAGATTCTAATATTAATGATTATGATGAATTATTTAAAGCACTTTACGAGAAAGCTTCAACATATGCTGGAGGGAACGAGGGAGTTATAACAATTATTCTTGAAGAATATCAATATCATGCTAATTTTAGGATAGATAAGGAAATTAATATCATGGCTTGTATAGCTAAAATTATAGAGGTAAAGTAATTTAATGTCTCAATCTTATCTACACCAAAATTTAAATATTACTCAAGATCTTATAGTAGACGAAAAAGGAGGTTTAGTTATGATGGAATTTGAAAGACCCATCATGAAACAAGCAGCCCAAGACGTTTGTAAATACGGAGGAGATATTTTAAATGTTGGGTTTGGGATGGGAATTATAGATTCTTATATAGAAGAATATTCTATAAATACGCATTGGATAATTGAAGCCCACCCTCAAGTTCAACAAAAAATGTTAGATGAAGGTTGGGGAGAAAAAAAACATGTTAAATTAATTTTTCAACCTTGGCAAAAAGTATTACATACTCTACCTAAGTTTGATGGGATATATTTTGATACTTATGGGGAAAATCAAGTTCCATTTCATGAATATGTTCATAATATTTTAAAACCTAAAAGTATATATTCTTTTTTTAATAATCCTAATGCTGATCTTGAAGAATTTAATTATCCATATTTAACATTGCAAGACTATCTTCAAAGCCCCATACCAGAATATTACGAAAAAGGTCCTTTACATCCTGAAGTATTTTTTAGATTTAATATTAATTTTACCCCGGTTAAAATAAACCCATTACCTGGTAATTATTTTAATCCTAAAAAGAAAATTTATTGGCATCCAATTTTAACTTTTAAATGAAACATTTTCTTAAATATACTATAGTTTGGATTAGTCAAAATCTTTCAATACCATTTTGGATGGTAGGACATGTGCACTTAAGTGTAAATATTTATCAAGACTTACACGAAATAATCGCTAGTGTAGGTATGAATTTAATTGTAGCGATTGGTTTTTTAATAGATTATTTAGAACAAAAAAATGAAACAAGAACAACCTAGATTAAACATTAATCTAAAAAACACAGAAATTGTAAAATCAGAAGATGGTAATGTAGTATTTGCCGAAGGTCTTATTCTTCGTAAAGCTTCTAAATTTATGACCGGAACTGCAGAAGATGCTATTATCCCTATCCCAGTATTTTATGATGTAACTAATGGTAAAATTTTAAAAGAAACTTTACCTAAAGAATTACAAGACGATTATAATGAATTTATTTGATTGGTTAAAAGAAATAACAACCAATAAAACACCTTGGGAAAATTTTTCTGAAAAAGATCGCGAGTCTTTCAATGTTTTCATGATTAATCGGTATTTATCAATGGATGTTAATTACATTGAATTTGTAAATTATGTCCAAACAATCCCGTTTACTGAAAAAGAAAAATATTATACCATTTATTGTCAAATGATTCCCAAGAAGAATGTATTTTTAAAATACACTAAATCAAATAAAAAAACAAAACCACAAGAAGTAGTTGAATACGTAGCAAAATATTATGAATGTAGTTTAGGTGAAGCCGATCACTATATTGACATAATTAAAGAACATGGTGTTCGAAATATTTTGTGGGAAATGGGAGTTGATGTTAAAGAACAAGATAAATTAATAAAAAAGTTATAAATGCTTAGAGGCACACAATACCATGTAGATCATCAAGATGATTGGCAGTTAATTGAAAAAGAAGGTTTTAATTGGGGCCCACCTAACTTATTAGGGAGACGAATTGTTTATTGGGAAATATGGCAAGATAAATGTTATGAAAAAATATTTGAAGTAGAAGAAAACGATATTGTTGTAGATTTAGGTGCAGGTATTGGAGACTTTGCTTGGAGTATTAAACACAAAAATCCATCAGCTATATATTGTTTTGAACCTGCTTTAGAAAGTTTACCTACTTTAGAAGATAATAAATCTAGAATTTCAAATTGTCATATTATAAAGAAATTTATGTCTGATGTTAATGATGAAAATAACATAACTTGGGATTATTTTTTAAAATCTAACAATTTAGAAAAAATTGATTTTGTAAAAACGGATTGTGAAGGAGGAGAATATGAAATTTTTAATATTAAAAATATTTTTTGGGTAAAACAAAATATTAAAAAAATTACAGGAGAATGGCATTTAGAAACTCCTGAAAGAAAAGCTAAATTTAGAGAATTTAGAGATATTTATCTAAAACTTTTCCCTAATTTTAAAGTTTATTCAGTTAATGATGTAGATATTACACACTCTATATGGACTGAAGAATTTATTAATTACTATAATCAAGTTATAATTTCAATAGATAATAGATAAAATGGAAGAAAAAGAAAGTTATGAAACTTCAAAAGCAATTTTAGATTTTGAAAAAACATATCCTGAATTAGCAAATGAATTTTTGCAAATTCAAAGTGAACAATATAAATTGTTTGCTGCTAAAATGATGGATTATGGTTTAGGTAATATTGCCTTAGGCTCTACACTTGAAGATCAAGACGATATTAATCTTTCAATTACAGGTATTTGGTTACGTTGTAATGATAAAATCAATCGCTTAAAAAATATTCTTAAACGTAATGGTAAAAATTACGTAGCAGGAGAAGCAGCAATTGATAGTTTTATAGATATTTCAAACTATGGAATTATTGCTCAGCTGGTAATGAGAGGTAAGTGGAAATGAAAAAGTTAATATTATTTGATTTAGATGGTGTAATAACTGATACCAAAAAAATCCACTATGAATCTTTAAATGATGCTATTGCTTCATTTGACCCTCAGTATATTATTACCGAACAAGAACATGTTTCTCGATATGATGGGTTAAAAACAAGAACTAAGCTTGATATGCTTAGTAAAGAAAAAGGATTACCCCAAAGTGCTCATCAATCAATTTATGATAAAAAACAAGATTTAACAATTCATCATTTTTCTCAAATCCCAACAGATGAAAGGATGAGAGGAATTTTTAAAACTTTAAAAGATGAAGGTTATCTTTTGGGATGCTGTACTAATTGTATTCGTAGAACTGCTTTAGTAGCATTAGCTAAAACTGGAGTTATTGAATATTTGGATGTTATAGTTACAAATGATGATGTTAAAAATCCAAAACCACACCCTGAAATATATTGGAAAGCAATGTCTATGATGGCTTGCCTCCCAGAAGAAACATTAATTGTAGAAGACTCACCTCAAGGTTTATTATCTGCAACTCGAAGTAAAGCAGATGTATTGAGAGTAGATAATTCTGGGGATTTATATTTAGAGAAAATATATAATAAATTAAAGGTTAAGAAAAAAATTATGAATAAGTGGCACGATTCTAAAATGAATGTTTTGATTCCTATGGCGGGTGCCGGTTCTAGATTTGCTACTGCTGGGTATACTTTTCCTAAACCTCTAATCGAGGTTAAAGGTAAACCTATGATTCAAGTTGTAGTAGAATCTCTTAATATTGAAGCTAACTTTATTTATATTGTTCAAAAATCACATCGCGAAAAATATAATTTAGATACTCTTTTAAATTTAATAACTCCTAATTGTAAGGTAGTAGAAATAGAAGGTATTACTGAAGGTGCGGCTTGTACAACACTTTTAGCTAAAGAATTTATTAATAATGATAGCCCATTAATTATTACAAATTCAGACCAATTTATTGATTGGAATTCTACTGAATTTATGTACCAAATGAATGAAAAAAATCTTGATGGAGGTATAGTTTCATTCCCAGCTACTCATCCTAAATGGTCTTTTGCTAAAACTGATGAAAATGGTATTGTTTTAGAAGTTGCTGAGAAAAAGCCCATTTCAGATAAAGCAACCGCAGGCATTTATTACTGGAAGCATGGGTTTGATTATGTTAAATATGCCGAACAAATGATTAGTAATGATGTTAGAGTAAATAATGAATTCTATGTTTGCCCAGTTTATAATGAAGCAATTACAGATAATAAAAAAATCTTTAATTACATGATTGAAGCTGATAAAATGTGGGGTTTAGGAACACCTGAAGATTTAAATTACTTCTTAGAGAATTATGAAAATTGATAAGATTGAAAATATGAAAGGTGG